TATGTTATGCCAGAATCTGCTCTTGCTGTGGAACGAATCAAAGAAGGTTCCGATCATTCTGGTAGGGTTGGAGAACAGTACCATCTTAGCACCAGCCGCCATATTACCCTCCATAGCTTCAAATACGGCTTCATCGACACCAGAGGCTTCATCAATGATGTAGAGTAGGTTCTCACCAGAGATACCAGCGGCACGTTCCGGCTGGTCGGTAGAGAAACCGAAGATCTCATTGCCATTAGGGAAGACAAGACCACTGCTGGGATCACGGTACATCTGCCCGCCCAAGGGTACGTTCAGGTTAGCCTTACGGTACATAGACGTTATTTCGCGCCACAGGATCTTTACCACCTGATTGAAAGACGCTGATGTGATCGGTACACGGGCATCTCTCTTAGTGGTAGCCCACCACAGAGCCAATATAGCGGCGGAATGGCTTTTACTGACTTTATGACCAGAACGTATAGATATACGATCATGCTTCTGCACAGCCTCTAGGATCTCGCATTGCTTTGACCACGGAGTAACGCCTATGACGTTTTCTGCATAGAAGATTGGATCAGCAAGCTGTTCGGCTATTGCTAGGACCTCATCATCTGATATTTCTAAAAGAGAAGAAATAGATATTATTAACTTTGTTTATAAATTTGTTTATTATCTAGACACGGTTGTCGTGGGGGGCTAGACATGACTGTCGGTACTCCCTAGACACGGTTGTCTACCCCCCTTCGCCAGAACTAACCTTCAAAGCCCTACTCATAAGTGCCGCTAATCCGCCTACTTCCTCTTCCGTCTTGGTGGTGTATGCGCCCTGCGCTCTGAGAATCCTATCCTGTGCCTGATCCACATCACGAAACTCAATAATCTGATTACCATTGCGGTCTGTACTGATCTTCTTAATCTGATGACCTAAGCCCATCTCCTTCAGCTTCTTGACGTTGATACGAGCGTGACCTTCCTCGAAGACCTCCTGCTCACAATGAGGGCAGACTAATGGATCCACCTCTAGAGCTTCACTAACATCGAAGCGACCTGCGGCGGTTTGCCTAGCTAAAGCCTCTTCTTTAGACATAACCATCTTGTTCATCCGCTCGCGGATAACGTGGTCTACACTTTCGTTGTATCGGATCTTATGAGCCGCCACATAAATAGCATTCTGGCTCGGTCCGCAGTAGTATCCTGCCTGTTTGTAGGCATCAGTATGAGTCAGACCATTCTCAACTATACCATCAACGAATGCTCGTTGCTTTGGTTTTAGTTCAGCATAAGTCCTTAATCCACGCTTTTTGGGCATATCCACTTTGAAGATTGAATGAAGATGGCGCAATATAGTGAATTAAAACTATCTTGTCAAGGGGTAAGTCAAAATAAATGTCACTTTTTTTATTTTTCTATCAACAAGCAGGAACTATACAACCCGCAGTGCTTATATTCCACTGTTCTCATAATCAAAACAACAGGATTTACAAATGGCTATTAACTCAGTAACAGTAAGCGGAAGACTAGGATCAGATGTTGAACTTCGTACCACAGGCGGTGGCGAATCAGTAGCAAGCCTTAGAATTGCCGTATCAGCAGGTAAGGACTCTACAGTCTGGCTTGAAACTACTGTTTGGAGCAAGCTTGCAGAGGTCTGCGCCGCTCACCTAAAGAAAGGATCGTTCGTAGTTGCCTCTGGGCGATTAAAAGATGACTCCTACACTAATAAGGATGGAGTCAACATCATCCGTACCGGAATGACTGCCTATGCGGTTGAATTTGGTCCAAACAGGATGGCAAGCACAGAACAAGATGATCTCCCATTTTAATCTAAACTAACAGTCTTATGCGACTTTCTGAAGAGATTTCAGTATTATTGGGTGAAGAGCAGGTAGACAAGGTGTTTACCGCTGTAAGCAGGCTCTGGGACAACCTTTTTGATGAGGGTCACGATATTTCGCCTCACAAGATGCTCTTAGCCTACTACATCTTAACCACAACACTCATAGCTTCATCAGTAACTGATCTAGATAAGTCTTCAGCAACGATCATTAGGCTCTTGGTTGAGGTTTTAGCCGAGGAAGCTCTAGAGGAGGGAGTCTTAATGGGAGAGGCTAACGTACTGGACGAACCTTTCCCTAGAGATGAGATGCAGGAGCTTCTAAAGCAGGCTAAAGACATAATTGGTGGCAATAATGAGTAAAACCAACGACTTCTGGATGCCTAGCAATTGGAGTCCTCCATCACACAGGAACCCCTACTCCTCTAAGTATAGAAATTATTTGCAACGAGTTGGGAACACCAAACACGCAGATGGGTTCACAGAAGAGGAGATAGTGGAGAGGGTCAAGCGTCTACTTAGTAGGTAGACAGAGAGGGGGCGGTTGGTACGCAGAGGGCAGGTTCGATTCCTGCGCCCCCTCCTATGGTTACTGGCATAGCAGAATCTATGTATGTTCTTTTAAGACCTAGTAATTAACTAATTGCGTTTTAAATATTGTGTTGAATCTATGCTAATGATTTGTGCACTTTGTAAAACGGATGAGAACGGGATAGCGGTGGGACGCTAATAATCTCGAAAGGAACTAGGTCTTTAACCGCAATCTTTACCAAAACAACAAGGAAATAATGAAGAAGACCGCGCTACTGGCATTTTTACTGCTTTTAACCGCTTGTGATAGCGATCCAGCCTCTGATCAGCCGATTTCAGGCTCTTGGGAAGGGGTTATTTATGACTCTCCAACCTTCCAAAATAGGGTCAGCTTTACCATCTACAATGGCAATCTAGGCGATGCACAGAGCATCATTGGCGGTCATGAGCTTAAAAATAAGGCAGATGGAAGGATTTTATTCGAGACGTTACGCGGAACAGTTGTTGGGGACGATAGTTTCTTTGATATGCACCTTCAGGTCGGCATTGACCAGAATAATGCGTGGGTATACACCGGATATGTAGATACAGACGGTAAGTTGTGCATCTTGCGCGATCTATTACGCGAATATGTATGCTTGGAGGTCAAATGAACCATCCCAAGCGACCAGAACTGGACCATATCGAACTCGCCATCAGCGGTGAGCCACAAACAACGCCAGAACAGGACGCATTAGTGCGTAGAATCAAGGTCTGGGGCATATTAACCAAGAAACGACTTAGGAAATGGCTCAAATTAACTTCATAGACGGACCTCGAGAGGGTAACAGCTTGAATCTCGGCAAATCCCAAACAGCCGCGTTCAATGCGCACAACAGGGTTCGAGTACCTTGGAAGAATCCAGAATCAGGTGAGATGGAATATCCAATTTATGAGCGAATCTGGGAGAAGAATCCAGCGGGACAACACGTACCGACCATGAATTATAAACTAGCGGAGAAATGATAGATCTTTTACTAGCAATCATCGTGATAATTGTGTGTTCGCACTACTTTCATAAGATCTGGGAATCGGAGGAGTGGAAATGACAGTTTTTTGGCTATACGTATTTGTACCAATAGCGATCCTAGTGATTGCCGCACTATTAGAGAACGAGAAATAAGGATGACACGGATGACGAAGAACGAGTTTAACGAGCTAGTCGCTCATACACTAGGCGATCTGATGGAAACGCTAAAGAAGAAGCAGAACGACTATACTGGTGGCGGAGATCCCTTTGCGAACTTCAGACTATCTACGCTAGAGGGCGTTGAGCCAACGACAGGGCTGATGATCCGTGTGCAGGATAAGATGCAACGCATCCGCACCTACCTGAAGAAGGGCGAACTGTTCGTAGATGGAGAGGGCTTTGAGGACGCGATTGAAGACGTGATCGGGTATATGCTAATCCTAAAGGGACTCTTGCGTGAGCAAGCGACCATCCACTATGTAGATACGATCGTTGACTTGGATCGCGACGATATGGGGGTCTTATGATTAAGATAGCAGTATTCACTCCGGTGTGGAAGCGACCAGAGATGCGTCAGGCGTACCTTAAGCATATGGCGATGCACGTAAGAGAGGCTAAGGCTCACGGTGTCGACCTTAGTGTCAGCATCGCAGGATCTGAGGGCTTAGAAACGCAACGTGAAGCAGAAGAGTTCGGATTTAACTACATTGAGTTCCCGAACCAGCCACTAGGAGCCAAGTTCAACGCGGCTATGAATCTGGGGATACAAAAGCACGACCCAGATTACGTGATGCCTGTTGGTAGCGACACCTTCT